AACGACGGACAACCACGTAACAAGTATTCTTACGCTGATAGAAGACGCTACAGGCACGGTAATAGATAACTTATACACATTCGTATGGATGATACTTTAACAGCCCTTCAGGGCGATTTTAAGCTGTTTCTACAGGCATTGTGGGACCAGCTTGATTTACCTTCTCCAACTAGAGCACAATATGCCATCGCAGACTACCTACAAAACGGACCCAAGAGACTCCAGATTCAAGCCTTTCGAGGTGTTGGTAAATCTTGGATTACTGGTGCTTTTGTGCTATGGACCCTTTTTAAAGATCCGGAGAAAAAAATAATGATAATTTCTGCTTCTAAGGAAAGAGCAGACAACATGAGCATCTTTCTACAGAAGCTAATTATCGAAACACCATGGCTAAAGCATCTAAGACCTAAGTCAGATGATGCTAGATGGTCACGTATATCCTTTGATGTTTTATGTTCACCCCACCAAGCACCTTCAGTCAAATCCGTTGGTATAACTGGACAAATGACTGGAAGTCGTGCAGACCTAATGATTCTCGACGACATAGAAGTTCCCGGGAACAGTATGACGGAGTTGATGCGTGAAAAACTTCTTCAACTCTGTACAGAAGCCGAGTCAATCCTTACGCCGAAAGACGATAGCCGTATTATGTATCTCGGGACTCCTCAGACTACTTTTACTGTTTATCGTAAGTTGGCAGAGCGGTCTTATAGACCATTTGTTTGGCCGGCAAGATATCCCAAAAACCTTACACCATACGAAGGATTAATAGCACCTCAATTACAAGAAGACATAGACAATGGAGCACAAACTGGAGAATCAACTGACCCTGACAGATTTGATGATGAGGATCTCCTACAAAGAGAGTCATCTATGGGACGAAGTAATTTTATGCTTCAGTTCATGTTGGATACAAGTCTTTCAGACGCTGAAAAGTTCCCTCTTAAAATGGCTGACCTTGTTGTTACCAGTGTTAATCCTACTGAAGGACCCGACAACGTTATATGGTGCTCCGATCCAAGAAATATCCTTAAAGATCTACCAACAGTCGGCTTGCCCGGGGACTACTTCTACTCACCTATGCAATTACAAGGAGAGTGGACTCCATATTCGGAAACCATCTGCTCGGTTGACCCCAGTGGAAGAGGATCTGATGAAACAGCAGCATGCTACATATCCCAGAAAAACGGCTTTCTCTATCTTCACGAAGTGCGAGCCTATAAGGATGGGTACTCAGACAATACCTTGCTTGACATACTAAAAGGATGTAAAAAATACAACGCTACAACCTTAGTAGTAGAAACAAACTTTGGAGATGGAATCGTAAGTGAACTATTTAAAAAACATATTCAAAATACCAAACAAGCAATCTACATTGATGAAGTACGGGCAAATGTTAGGAAAGAAGACAGAATCATTGACGCGCTTGAACCTATTCTTAACCAGCATCGTCTTGTTGTTGACCGTGGGGTTATTGAGTGGGATTACAGCTCGAACAAAGACAGTCCACCTGAAAGTAGGCTCCTCTATATGCTCTTTTACCAGATGAGCAGGATGTGCCGGGAGAAGTACGCTGTAAAACACGACGACAGATTAGACTGTCTAGCTCAAGGAGTTAAGTACTTTACAGATTCTTTATCTATCTCTGCACAGTCACAAATAGACCTAAAGAAACAAGAAGACTGGAATGATATGCTTACAGCTTTTATAGATGACCCACAATCTATGACTAATCATTTAGTACTTGGAATGGACGTTAACCAAAGACAACAAGCTAGAGGTAAGTCTGGTGGAAAGTCTACTCCTACTTGGTTTTAGGGGGTAGTGTCACGTATACAGGGGAAGGGTGGACCCTTGTAGGGGAGCTTCGGCTCCCTTTTAATAAATATCCGTGAATGATATTCCTTTAAAACCACTCCTCCAAAGGGTTCGGAGTAGAGAGTTCTATTAATAACACTATATATGCCTAAACTTAAACTACAAACTTTTAGAAAGTTATACAAGAGTCTTAAAACTCCTTGGAAACCACTCAACTGGCTAATACTTGGTTATTTGATTGGCATAGAAGACAGATACATACAACTTAAATCAGCTCATGCTGTTGATGTGGCTGTAAGAAAATTTAAAGCTGAACATCAGTATGATACAAACCCACCTGAAGTAAAAATGAAAAAGACTCCAACTGGTTGGGAGATGTCGATTGGAGATATAAAAGATGACTAATGTTGGTCTAGAAATCGTATTCTGGACTGTTTTAACCCTATATTTATTCACCCGAATAGGACTTTTTAAATGAAGATATTTCTTGATTCTGCTATTACTACAGATATCCAAGATAGATTAGCAACCGAGATAATAGATGGTGTAACAACCAACCCCACTCTTATAAAAAAGAGTAATGAAGACCCTGATGTGGTCTATAAAGAACTGTATGACATGCGTGTTAAAGATCTTTCTATAGAAGTAAAAGGAGAGACTGCACAAGAGTTATCAGCTAATGGCATACTGTATGGTCGTAAGTACGGAGAAGTAGCAACTATTAAACTACCTTGTACTGTTGAAGGTATAAAAGCTTGTAAGAAACTGTCAATACTGGGTTATAAAACTAATATGACTTTAGTATTTAGTGTTAGCCAAGCAATACTGTGTGCAAAGGCTGGTGCTACTTATGTTTCTCCTTTTGTGGGGAGATTGGACCAGATTGGAGAGGATGGGATACAACTTATTCAAGATATTGCCAGAGTTTTCTGTGTGCATGATATTAAGACACAGATCTTGGCTGCTTCAATCCGTTCTCCTAAGCAAGCAGAGGATGCTTACCTAGCTGGAGCACATATATGTACTTTGCCAGTCAAAGTCTTCGATAAAATGTTCCGTCATACACTTACAGATGATGGTCTTAAGCAATTTGCCATAGATTTTGGCATAAATTTCTGAGATGGAATAGCGCATCGGCACGGGCGAAAATTACCCCCAAGGGGGGTAGCAAAATCGTCCGGCGGATCTATGATCCGGTGAACTCCCAGTCATAGCAAGGGATTTGCTGGGCAATACACGCGCGATCAATTAACGCGCCCGCCCGCGGGAACAATTAACGCGCACAGGCACGCGATCAATCAACGCACGCAGCCGTACGCCCGCGCGGTTTACTTGTCTCTCGATCTCTCGCGATCTGTTGCCGACCAGATTGACCAAACGAATTTATCCAGTGATACCAACCGATCTGATGGGGCTTGTGACAGTTTGTTGACTGGTTTGGCTGACTAACCGATACACCGTGGTATAATGACAACAGAGAGTGTTGTTTAACGTTATGTTATTTATCTCTCCCTTTAGGGTGAGAGAGATAACTAACTTAACTACAACACCTCTCCCTCGACGAATCGACGAAATTTCATAACAAACAACAATCCAGAGCAGCCACACAACCGTAAAGGTTGTTGAGTCCAGTGCCCCTTCAGGACAAGAAGTTGACCGGCCTTGATAAGCGGAGCGTAGAGCTCCAAGTCCGCAGAGAAAGCGGTGACGGCGACCACGAAAGTGGGATTTGGGTAAAGACACCGGCGAGAACTTCCGCCACGTCGTTTATACAAGTGCTAACTTATACACCTTGGTATCTTTGATACCAGATAGCGAGTTAGTCCTTGCGAGGTGGTGTCCCTACAGCCACGCAAGAACGGTGCAACTCCGTTGCTATCACTTGGCTTTCGAGCCAAATTGTTAATTTATTCGGAGAATTATTATGTTTGGTTACACAATTGTAAACCGTAGGTTTAGCGATGCCATCGAGTTCGCTGCTGTCAACGTCCTTCAAGGACGCTGCATTGTCAGATTCAAAGAATCTGGTGCTGAGTATCTTTACAAGAACGTCAGCCGTCGCAGACTTTTAAGTCTGTTACTTGATAACAACAAAAGCCTTGGCTTTTGGATTCAGTACTTGGCTAAGAATGCTATTCAAGAGAATAGATATCGTCCAGCTACTGGAGCTATGACTTATAACCGTATAGGTTATAGCTACTTCAATGAGATACCACAGTATCTCGCTGTTCAAAACGTGGCTGGCTAGTCATGACTAGAGTTCACATTACTAGGCGATCTTCCAACTCTAAAGTTGGCAAGATCCCAGTCACAACCAGCGAAGCTGGCACATGTCCAACAACTTGCGGCATGTATGACACTTGCTACGCAAAGACTGGACCCCAGTCATGGCACTGGAACAAGGTCACCAAAGGTGAACGCGGCGGTAGTTGGGATGACTTAGCCAAGTTTGTTTCACAATTAAATGCTGGTCAATTATGGCGGCACAATGTTTCCGGGGACATCCCGTATGTCACCGCACCAGATGGGCAAGAGCTCATCAACTTAGCATTACTTAAACAATTAGTTGATGCTAATAAATCCAGTGGTGCCAAGGGATATACATATTCCCATCATAAACTTAATACCCATAATCTGGAAGCTTTAAGGTATGCTAACAAGAACGGATTTACAATCAATGCTTCATGCGAATCACTCGCGCAAGCTGATGATGCAATACGGCAGGGACTACCAGCAGTATGTGTTGTTAATTCCGACAAGGTCACACCAACACACACGCCCGACGGTCACAAAGTAACAATATGTCCGGCACAATTACATGAACATGTACAATGTGCAAACTGCAAACTATGTAGTCATAGCAACCGATCTAACGTGGTCGCTTTCTTATCACATGGCAACAGATCACGTAAGGCAAATGAGTTTTTAACTGATTAACTTATGCACTTTAGTATAACATTAGGGGTATAATATATATCCCTAATTTATATTTTTCCACACTCATAGTCGCACACTCATGTGTCTCCACACTCACACGCCAATCGTGTGTCTATACATGGAAGTATATATTTTTTTTATTTATCAAGGACGCAGATCATGGACGCAGGGACGCAAGGTCTCAAGGCTCAGGGTCTCAAGGTCTCATGGACACAGGGCTGCTGCTGACTCCGAACAGCAGGGACGGTTCAACTCCGTCTATGTCCACTTGCCCACGCAATGAGCGGGGCTTACTGACTAATGACCGACACGACACTAATCAACAAGGTCTATGACATAGCTAATGGTTATGACCCAGACATAGATGACACTACTTCCTTTCAAGATATCGTTAAGACTCTTGAAGTAATGAAGGATAAAGCACTTAAGTTTGAACTTATTGAAGCATCATTCAGACCTGAGCCACAGCTACCGGAGATCCACAAATGCGACATATAAATGCACTAATGAATAGTTCTCAATACGAGAATCTCAATACCTTGCTCATGGAAGCAAGAGACAGAGCCAAGGACAGTATCCTTACATGTCAATTAACTGTTGAAGAAATTGATGAACTTGAGGAGGTATTGCTGTGATGCAAACCAAAACTATTAACGTGGCTGACCTACTTAATTATTCAGACAGGGCAGTTATATCCAAGATTGTAAGCGAAAGAGTTTTCGCTGAATATGGTGACTTGCATGAGTTCAAATGGCAAATGAGCGTAACAGGACACTTTGAAATACCGGAGACATTATGACTACTTATGAAGTAAGGACAAGTAAAACTGTATTTAATTACTACAGATTTGATGCCAAGGATGCAGCTCATGCTGAACAAATGGCTTTAACCTTCGGAAAGATAGGAAGGATAGACACAATACACGACAAAAAGAAAGTTGATTACTCAAAAGAACTATGACTATAGACGTTAAACAAACATTGAATTACTCAGCAGCTATACGCAAGGCTGAACCAGACTGGGACGACGATCAAGTACGCAGAGCCGCAGAGCATTGTGTTCTGTATATGGACGTACGGATTAAACCAGCAAAGTTAAAGAAACATCTTGAAGACTTTAAAGATAGTAGTAACTATTTCTAACTACAAGACTACGCCTGACAGTCAGTAAACCCCCAGAAATGGACAGGTAAATATACACACTCATCAGGCTCGCCATGATTACCTATCAAGTTATCTATCGTCTACCCGACGAGGAGAAGCATTGGTTTTTGATTAAAGCCGATTGCGATGAAGAAGCTGCTTATTCAGCACTGAACTGGACTAAAACCCACCGTTACAACCTCATTGATGTAAGGAGAATCACATGAAAAAGAAATACTTTCCCAACAACTGGCGAGCTATTAAGGACACACCTGACAAACACTTTGTGTCAATGCCGTATGAACAGTTTACGGACTGGAAAATACATGGCTATGACATCCCTGACTCTGTGTATTCGATCATAAGAACCATGGACACTCAAGGAAAAGTAGAAGAGTTTTATTACAACACTCCACGTCATACACATAACCGTATACGTAAATCAATTAATGAAAACAAAGAGATTTACTTATGCACTATGGAAGGAATGTACCACCTTAAACCCTCAGATTTACCTCTCGATTTCAATAACAATGAACACAAGAACATTCAATAGAAGATTACAAACATTAAGTAGCGAAATACACAGACATCCAAATGTTGATGAACTGCTTAACATAATGTCACAACAATTAGAAGACGACACTCCAGTAGCAGAACAAGAACTGCTACCACTATGTTCATAGTGAACATATTGATTTACTCATGTACGTAGCCCGTGCTTGTATCTCATGTTACTTTAGTCCCAACAGAATTTATACCCGATGGAACTTTTCTCAAAAGGCGATTTCTATTTAGGCATGGATGAAGAAAAGTTTTGCGACTTTGATATACATGTTGGTAGATTCGTGATACAATACACTTGTCCCAAAGGACAAATAAAACCACCACCCAAGGATGATGGAGCGAGCAACCGACCCATGGAAGGATCAGCTGACAGATAGTCAGATGGAGAAGCTCTTTAAATGTTTAAAGACATTTATGATCTTCGATCCTGAAATGCCATTGCAACTACAATTGACTTTTTTATACATCGCATCACATGACGGATGTCATAAGCAAGCGATGGAAGCTGCATTGGGTTACTCTAACGCTGCTGGTAGCAGGAACACTGACTACTTAGCAGAGATTCATCGTTACAAAAACAAACCGGGGCTGAAACTGATTAGCAAGGAACGAGATCCTTCTAATCTGAGGAGGTATCAACTCGTCCTTACTAAATCTGGTAAGCAACTGGTAGATACTCTCAAGGAACAACTCTATGGCTAAAGCTATTACTTGGGGAGAGTGCTTAGATTACACGCTCCGCAATCTCGAAACGTGGCGTAATGGAGGAGGACGTGATTCCGCAATCCTATATTCTGGATACTTTACTAAATATCAAGGAAAAACATTCCCAGCTCATCGGATCTCGAAAGCTCTAATGACTGATATATGTACATCACTTGAAGAGTCTGGTAAAAAGAATGCCACTATCAATAGGTTTATATCGGCAGTCTCGACAGTACTTAAATTCTGTAAAGAGAATGAAGTTATTACCTTTGATCTTCCAACTCCTTTTAAACGTAGAAAGGAACGTGACAAAACTGTTCGCAAGTACTACACCAAAGAACAAGTTAAGGAAATGCTACGCATATCCAAAGACTACATGTTCAGGAACGACTTGCATGACTTAATCCTCGCAGCATCCTTAACAGGTATGCGATTAAGTGAGTTACTTAAGTTACCAGCATGGGCAGTGGACTTTAATCTTGGCGTTATCAATGTTGAAATGACTAAGAATGAAGAAGCTAGATGTGTACCTATACATCCCAAGCTACGTTCCACACTCATCAAGCGGTGCGAAGATGCTCCACCAAAGGGCTACCCCGGTGTGAAAGTATTTGGTAATGACTGGAAAAATGCTGATGCTGTGCGTTGGCAATTCGGTCAACTAATACATAAACACATGGACTTCCCAGATGATGGAACATACGTATTCCATTGCTTAAGACATAGTTTTGCTACTTGGCAACTTGCTGGTGGATGCCCACCCATTGATCTAATGAGCATATTAGGTCACCGTCATCTTCAGACAACAATGGTATATGCCAAGCCAACTGATGATGGCAAACGAAACTCTATGAATAAGCTGGAATTTTAATAGTTCCATCGGATCCGTAGATACTACAATGTTTCCATTTACTGGATTTTATGAGATATGTTAAGCGCGTCTGTTATACTAAATTCGCTGAAAAGCCTTGGGAGTGTGGCGGAATTGGTAGACGCGCCGGACTTAAAAACCGCATAACTTAAAATTCATAATGGTATTCGATCTTGGCAGAAATGCTGAGATCTTTTTATTTGCAACGGTGTTTAATCTATACACCTTCGCATAAATCCGTACAAAATATCCATAGAACAAAATACATGCCTTTACGTGCTGAAATTGAGCAGCAGGAGACATTAGAACGTAACCAAATCAAGGGCGGATTAGAAAAAATAAGGAAGGATACCCTTCACTTAGAAAAAAAAGAATACGCATCCGCTACTGTTTATGGTTCTGCTTCCATTGCTACATTGTTGCCAACATTTGTTGAATATTTAAATAAGAGAAAAGAAGAAAGAAAATTAACAGCTGTTAAGGGAGCTGGTCATCTTATTGGCTTGTTACCTTATTTATTTGCACTTGATACAGAGTCGCAAGCTGTTATTGCAGCCAAACTTACATTTGATAAAGTATTTTCTCCAAGAAGAAAAAATCAATTAGTTGTAAGTGTTACGGATTCAATAGGAAGTGCGATTGAAGCTGAGTGCCAAATGCAATACTACGAAAAAATAGCACCTCCATTATTTGAAGCATTAAAAGAAACATACTGGCATCAAGCTAAAGGTACAGAATATAAGCGCAAGTCTATGCAAACTATCATGAATAAGCATGATATTGTGCCTTGGAAACCTTGGAGTAGAGAATGGAAAGTAAAGTTAGGAGGTTTTTTACTTAATTGTTTAGCAGAATCATCGGGTTGGTTTGAAAGTGTAGAGAAAAGAAAAGGTAACAAGTCAGATGCATATGTAATAACAACAGATGAATTTAATAAACATAAGGAAGAAATAGTAAGGATTACAGAATTGTTTAGTCCACTAACTAAACCAATGCTTATTGAACCTCGTGATTGGACAAACTTATACGATGGTGGCTACTACTTAAATCAGTTAACTAATTGCCATGAAATGGTAAGAAGAGGGGTAGTGTTACGTATACAGGGGAAAACAACTTATCAATTTTTAAACCAAATACAAAAGGTTAAATACCGACTTAGTGACTTCATAGTTGGAGTAGCTAAAGAGTTGGAAGAGAAAGAAATTGAAGTAGGAAAGTTTCGTCCTGTTATTAATCATCCAATACCTCCAAAACCAGCTGACTTTGATACTAATAAAAATAGTAAAAAGCAATGGAAAAAAGATGCTGCGATAGCACACAACAAGAATGCTAACGAATGGAGAATATCTTGTAGAACTAGAATGACAATGAATTGTGTCAGGGAGTTTGAAGATAAAGATTTCTACATACCTTGGTCGTTTGATTATCGCGGACGAGCTTACCCTATACCTAGTTTTTTAACTCCACAAGACACAGACTTTGGTAAAAGTTTACTGAGGTTTAGTGAGGAGTCAGAGATTACTGAGGATGGGATGAAGTGGTTAGCTTTTCAAGTAGCTACTACTTATGGTCTTGATAAAGCGACTATGGAGGAGCGGTTATCTTGGGTTATACAAGATGAAAATACAAAGTTAATTGAACGAGTAGCTACAGATCCAATCAATAACATAGGAGATTGGGAAGTAGCTGATGAACCTTGGCAATTTCTAGCTGCATGTCACGAGTATTACTGCGTGGTCATGGGAGGATTGTCAGGCAAAACTACTACTGGTTTACCCGTGGCAACTGATGCAACATGCTCAGGTCTACAGATACTGGCTGGTCTAGCTAGGGATAAGTCCACAGCACGTTTGGTCAATGTAATACCAAGCGATAAACCTCAAGATGCATATCAAGTTATAGCTGATAAAAGTCGTCCTCATATACCTGAAAGGTTACGTCCTTATTGGGATAGAAAGAAGACTAAAAGATGCGTTATGACAATACCCTACAATGCTAAACCTTTTAGCAATAGGCAGTACATAAGAGATGCATTCAAAGATATAGATATTGAGGTAGAAAAAGAAGAACTAACACAAATAGTTCAAGCGGTCAGGAGTGCTATGGAAGTAGTAGTCCCGGGACCGATGAAAGTAATGCGCTGGATAGAGAAAGAAGTAAGTAAAGCTATTAAGAATGGAGCTAAAGAATTAACTTGGGTCACACCATCTGGCTTTAGGGTCACACAAAAGTTAATGAAACAAGATTGGAAACGTATAAAGATGCAATTATTTGGAACTACAAACTTACGAGTAAGTATTCCAGATCAAGAATTAGGAGTAGATCTATTACATCACAAGAACGCAACTGCACCAAACCTAATACATTCATTAGATGCAAGTTTGCTACATTTATCTGCGACAAGATTTGATGCACCAATAAGTTTGATACACGATAGTGTCTTGTGTAGAGCTACAGATATGACATTTCTTTCTACATTAGTGCGCGATACCTACATGCACCTCTTTGCAGAGCATGACTTTTTAAAAGACTTTGCCCAAGCTATTGGAGCAGAGACTGAACCACCGATTATCGGAGACTTACAACCGTCCGAGGTAATTGAATCCACTTATTTTTTCTGTTGATGAAAAACATACACGTAACTAAAGATCCTGTAACCCTTGAAGGTTATCAGGCGATATTAAAACCAAGTAAATTTGGCTACTCACTGAAGGCTGTTGTCGGTCAGGATATAGTTAATGCACTTGAGACTGAAAGAGCTGACTGTCTTAAATGGGCAGAGTCAAAGTTAAAGAATCCAAAGAGGTCAACACTTAGACCTGAACCTTGGGAAGAAGTAGCTGATGGGAAATATATTATTAAGTTCTCATGGGCTGATGATAAGAAACCACCTGTTGTTGATACAGAAGGTACTCCAATAACTAATGAAGACACTCCAGTTTATGAAGGATCCAAAGTTAAACTTGGATTCCATCAGAAACCATACATACTTAGAGATGGTGTTACTTATGGAACATCATTAAAATTGTCTGGTGTACAGATTGTCTCTATACAATCCGGAGCTGGTGTAGATACTGGTGATTTAGATGAAGATGGAGTAGCAGATTTATTTGGTAAGACACAAGGCTTTAAGGCTGATGATCCAAACGTCACACCTTCAGAAGAAGTTGCTATTGATGATGACTTCTAATGTTCAAATCAGGATTAGAGGAGAAAGTCTCTGATCTTTTATGTGAGTTAGGTGTTGATTATGAGTATGAAGGTACAAGTTTTTCTTATACTATCGCTCATAAATACACACCTGACTTTGTTTTACCTAATGGCGTATGCCTTGAAACAAAAGGATTTTGGCGACCTGAAGATCGCCGTAAGGTTAGACAAGTAATAGCAGAGAATGAGATTGATTTAAGGATGGTATTTCAAGATCCTTATAAAAAAATTAGTAAAAAATCTAAAACAACTTATGCACAATGGTGCAAAAGATATGGAATTAAATGGTGTGCTTTTCACGCTATACCAATTGATTGGTTGACATGACCGACAGCGAATTTATAAGACACGAACCATGTCCAAACTGCGGCTCATCTGATGCACGTGCTGTATATACAGATGGGCACACTTATTGTTTTAGCTGTCAAGCTAGGACTACTGGAGATGGGCAACAACACACTCATCACATGCAAACAAATGTCACTTTTAAAGGATCAGCCCAAAGGCTGCAAAAACGAAACATCAGTGAAAAAACCTGCGAAAAATATAAAATCTACCGAGATGCAACACACCTACGCTTCCCTTATTTCGATGGCTCTGGACGCATTCAAGGATTCAAAACCAAAGACAAACTAAAAAACTTTAAGTATGAAGGAGTTTCCACTGACACCTTATTTGGTCAGCATTTATTCCCTACTTCTGGTAAACGTATTGTTATTACTGAAGGTGAATTAGATGCTGCGAGCTGTTATGAAGCAATGGAGAACTGGCCGATGGTTTCGCTACCACATGGGGCACAGGGAGCCAAAAAGGATCTTCAAAAACAAATACCTTTATTACAAGGATATGAGGAAATCGTCTTATTCTTCGACAATGACGAAGCAGGACGTAATGCAACAGAACAGGCAGCATCCATCCTCCCGCTCGGCAAAGTTAAGATTGCCCGATTGGATAAATATAAAGATGCTTCAGATGCCTTACAAGCTAATGATGCAAATGCTATTCGCCGTGCAATATATGATGCGAAGCCTTATCAACCTGATGGCATCGTTGATGGAAAAACATTACTTGAACAAGTAACAACTCCTAACCCACCATGTAATCACTCATATCCCTTCCCGGGACTGCAAGCTATGACCCATGGGATACGCTTTGGTGAGCTGACTACGATTACAGCAGGAACTGGACAAGGTAAATCAACCTTTTGTCGTCAATTAGCGACGGAGTTGTTAAACACAGGAGAAAAGGTTGGCTACATCGCATTGGAGGAATCCAACAGGCGAACAGCTTTAGGACTTATGTCTGTAGCTGTGGGAAAAGCCCTGCACCTTGGAGAACACGAATATACCACCCTAAAAGATGCCTACGATTCCACTATCTTGGGTTGGAACCTTTATTTATACGACCATTTTGGTAGTTTATCTGCGGATACTATCTACAGTCGCATTGAATACATGGCTCTGGGCTTAGATACTAAAGTAATTTTTCTTGACCACTTATCCATATTACTTAGTGGATTAGATGGAGATGAGAGAAGAATGATAGATAAAACTATGACTGATTTAAGAAGTCTAGTTGCAAGAACAGGAATTAAATTATTTTTAGTTTCTCACTTAAGAAGAGCGCAAGGAGATAAAGCAATAGAAGACGGACAAAAAGTATCAATTGGAATGCTTCGCGGATCTGCATCTATTAGTCAGCTATCCGACACCGTACTCGCCTTGGAACGCGACCAGCAAAACCCAGATGATGTCTCGACATTACGAGTTTTAAAGAATAGGTATTCAGGCGAAACAGGTGTGGCTGCTCAACTGAAATATGACAAAACCACCTGTAAATTCAATGAAACTACGGACCCAATTTTCAATCCCAACACAGACTTCTGAGTTGGATGAATTAAAAAAACCAAACCCACCTACAAAAGAAGCAAAAAAGAAAGCAAAGTTTAAAGATAAAACATATGTCAGACAAACAAATGCTGGTATTTGATTGCGAAACTAACGGATTATTACATGACGTTTCTGAGATACATTGCATCGCCATCTACGACTCCCAGAAAGAGGAGACGTTCATATTTAACAATCAAGGTAACGACTGCTACCCGATCACGGAAGCTTTGCATTGGCTCACCCATGCTGATGTCATCGTTGGTCATAATATTGTTGGCTACGATATACCTGTTCTTCGGAAAACTTATTCTTGGTTTGAGCCTTGTAATAATGTTGTCGATACTCTTGTCTTATCTAGGTTATATCATCCAAACTTGATGGAGATAGATAAAAAAAGAAACATAGAAAGGATGCCTTTACAACTGTATGGCAGACATTCTTTAGAAGCATATGGATATCGCCTTGGTGAATATAAAGGTGAGTTTGGCAAAACAAGTGACTGGAAAGAATGGTCACAAGAAATGCAAGATTATTGCGTACAAGATGTACAAGTAACAACTAAATTATGCGAACACTTCCGCCCCTTGATGACTCGTGTAAATTAGAGCATCAAGTCGCCCAGATATTAACTGAACAAGAAATACATGGATGGCAATTTAATGAACAAAAAGCTCTCGAACTTGAGTCATCTCTCAGAAGCGAGATGGAAGAAACTCAAGCAATACTTCGAGGACAATTCCCTTACGTTGCAGGATCGTTGTTCACTCCTAAACGAGATAACGCAACACAAGGATACAGAGAAGGATGTGAAATACAACGAATAAAGGAGTTTAACCCAACATCACGAGACCACATAGCATGGATTCTGACGACTCATTTCAAAGTCAAATTGAGCAAGACCACCACGACTGGGAAACCAATTATAGACGAGATTACATTGATGGAGATAGATATTCCCTTCTCCAAACTATGTGCGAAATGTTTGACGATAAAGAAGAAGCTTGGAATGATATCCGAAGGCGTGAACGCATGGAACAGGCTTGTTACGAGTGAAGGTCGAATACACCATCACTGCTCGGTTAGTACGAACACATTTAGATGTGCTCATCGTAAACCAAACCTAGCGCAAGTTCCTGCGGATAAAGAATTTAGAGAACTATTTACTGCTAGTCCGGGAAAAATAATGGTAGGTGCTGACTTATCTGGAATAGAGCTACGAATGTTAGCTCATTATTTAGGACGGTATGACGGAGGTCGATACGCAGACATACTACTGAACGATGATATACATCAAGTTAATGCAGACAAAATAGGAATCACCCGCAGACAAGTTAAGACTGTCACTTATGCATTTCTCTATGGCGCGGGTAACGAAAAATTAGGACTAAGTTATGATAACTCTTTACAACCCACGAAAGCCCGTAAAAAGGGACAAGAGATTAGAGAAGCTTACGTCGCTGCTATCGAAGGACTCTCCGACTTACTTGGAGCGGTTGCAGATAAGGCTACTAAGGGTTACCTCGTGGCATGTGACGGACGACGAGTGCTGGTCGATAGCAAACACAAAGCATTAAATTATCTTCTCCAATGTAGTGCAGGAATAATAGCTAAAAGATGGATGGTTATTGCCAACGAATTAATAACAAAAAAATATACCCACACTCATCAACTAGCGTTTGTTCATGACGAATTGCAGTACGAGTGTTTAGAAAAAAATATAGATGAAATCAAGTTCGCCCTTGAATACTCAGCAATTAGAGCTGGAGAATATTATAAATTACGTATCCCCATCGCAGCAGAATCAAAATCAGGAAATAACTGGTCAGAAGTGCACTAGATGTGGAGTTACAAAACCATTAGATGGATTTTCTGAAAATAGCTATGGCTCTCAAAAATTTCACCGTAAAATTTGCATTACATGCAGAGATACTCAACAAGAATCTAAATTAGATGCTGTTGAAAATAAATGGGGTATAAGAGATGCTTCATTAGTGCAAAAACATAGACCTCCTGAAAATACTCCTTGTGAATGTTGTAAAACTCCTATGACATATGGACAAGAAATGAACAGTATGTGCTTCGATCACGATCCAGTAAACAAAAAATTTAGAGGATGGATTTGTAAAAGATGCAACGTAGGTCTTGGCAATGCTGGAGATAATGACGAAGGCGTTATGAACTTCGTAAGATATTTAACACTTTATGAAATTACTAATTGATGCCGATTACATAGTATATAAATGCTGTGCATCGACAGAAACGGAAATTGATTTCGGTGAAGATTTAATAGTAGTAACTTCTAATTTTACTGAAGCATACAAATGTGTAAAACGTGAATTAGACAAAATTGCAAAAGAATTAGGTGAGTTTGATGAGATGATTCTCTTCTTTACAAGCCCTAATAATTTTAGGAAAAAAATCTTACCGGAATACAAAGGTCATCGACAGAGAAAAAAGCCCTGTGGATTTAAAAGGGTCATCAATAATTTAAAAATTGAATACAAAGTTATTATTAAAGATACTTTAGAAGCAGACGATACTTTAGGTATATATGCAACTAAGTATCCGGGAAACATTATTGTCTCACCTGATAAAGATATGAGACAGATACCGGGTAAATTATATGACTTTAAAGAGACAGTTGAGATTACACCTGAAGATGGTGCTAAATGGCATCTTATACAGACACTTGCTGGTGACAACACAGATGGCTACTCAGGTGTGCCGGGAATTGGTATAAAACGTGCCGAACAGATCTTCAAACTCAAAGGCTACACATGGAAAGCAGTAGTAGAAACTTTTGAAGAGAAAGACATGACTGAAAAAGATGCATTAATAAATGCACAACTTGCTCGCATACTTACTACTGAAGATTACGATCATGACAAAAAAGAACCAATACTCTGGACCCCCAAAGCCGATTACAAAATTGACTATGGAGCAAGATTTGAAGCTACGCCAGCTTGAAATCCAGCTTAGTAAACCAGAAACAAGAAAGGAAGACATTGCCACAGTAATGATTGCGTTACAAGAGCAAACTTTTGTCTTGTCAAATTGTATTAAAAACCTTATAGAAAAATGGCCGAAACCACCAACGACCACGGACCCTCGTACTACAAACGAGGTTCCATTAATGTTTGGGATTTTATTAGAGACCAACGACTCGGATTCCACCTTGGAAACGTAATCAAATACACATGCAGAGCGGGTCATAAAGACAACGACATACAAGATTTACAAAAAGCTATCCACTACCTACAAAATGAGATCGAATTTAGAACAAGCCAAAGAGTTCAGGAAGAAATATCAAATACAAAATTCTGATAATAAAGCAACGAGAGATTATCAAGTCAGCTTAATTACTGAAGAGTATATGGAATTTATTGAAGCTGAAATGATGCTGTTTAGAAATACCGATAAGTACAAAGAGGAAGCTCTTAAAGAGTTAGCTGATCTTGTTTATGTCTGTTATCAGTATGCAGCAAACATGGGTTGGGATTTAGACAGAGCATTAAAGCTAGTACATAAAAGTAATCTATCGAAACTAGATGAAGATGGAAAACCAATTAGAAGAGAAGACGGAAAGATATTAAAAGGACCAAATTACAAAAAACCCAACTTACATTCACTCATATAAATGGCTAACAAAATTGCTAGGACTGGTCGAGTCCAGTCATGGATTGATAATCCAACATCACGTCTACCCGTATCATGCACTGTCTTCGTAGTTGAAGACTCAATGGAGGGACCAAATGGAATCGAAAGCAGCTGGAAATTTGTATCACACGCTCTCAGATATGGAGCGGGTGTCGCAGTCCACTTGTCAAAACTACGACCAGCAGGAACGAAAACTAATAAAGGAACTGACACGCTTGTTGCAAGCGGTCCAGTGTCCTTCGCAAAAATTTACTCAACATTAAATGAAATACTTAGAAGAGGTGGTACGTACAGAAACGGCGCGTGTGTTATTCACCTTGACATTACTTCCCCCGATATTCTTGACTTCGTGCAGTGTTCCAGAGAAGAACTCCCATGGGTTAAACGATGTGTTGACCTTACCGAAAAACAATGGGCTAATACAGAAGATAGAACAAAGAAATCTATACTTGAAGGAATTGCAAAAGGAGACATTTGGCTCAACAAAATAAAATATGATGACAATGGAAACAGAATCTACAGCAACGTCTGTCTTGAGGTTTACTTGCCCTCACGCGGAACGTGCTTGTTACAGCACCTTAATATGTCAGCCTGTCGTATCGGCGACATACGACAAGGTATGCGTGAAGGTATGTCAGATTTGTGCCAGCTCCATAGTCGGACAGGGGTTGACAAGTCTGGAGAATATCTTGCGCCAGATCTCGACAGGCAAGTTGGATTCGGACTCTTAGGTCTAGCCAACTTCTTAGCAAACAACAACATCACATATGCCGAGTTTGGTAAGGCACTTAGAGCAACAAATAATGCTCAACCTTACGAAGGTAACGCAGGGTTAGCTGCGCGTGAACTTTACCTCGGCATACAAGAAGCAGCTAACATCGCAAGGGAGAACAACATGGTTAGAGCATTTGCTATAGCTCCAACGGCTAGTTGTTCTTATAGAAGTAGAGATCTCAATGGCTATACAGCAACTCCTGAGATCGCACCTCCTATAGCTCGAACAGTTGACAGGGATTCAGGTGAATTTGGGGTAGAACAAGTACAATATGGCAACGTAGAAATCGCATCCGAAGTGGGATGGGAGACTTATAAAGAAGTAGCAGATCAGATAATGATTATGCTTGATAGAACTGGATTGCTTCATGGCTATAGCTTCAACAGTTGGAGCGACATGGTGACTTACGATGAAGCTTTTATCGAAGAGTGGCTTAAAAGCCCACAGACTTCGCTCTACTACTCATTACAAGTGATGGGCGATACTCAAGATAAGTCTGATGCTTATGCAGCATTAGATCAATCCGAAGTTGATAATTACTTGGCAGAGTTAATGAGCAACAAACCTGATGAAATAGCTTGTGACTGTCAACAATGAACCCCTACGAAAAATTATTAAACAGAAAACGAAAATGGACTCCGGTCCAGACCACCAAAGGAAAACTTAAATATGGCGCAGAAGAAACGGTGTACCGTGCTCTCGCTGTACGCAACATGGAATGTCCGGTTGGCGCGTTTGTATCTGATTCACTCTCTGAGATTCCTGAGAAAAGTAGAAAACTTTTGGAATCAAACATAAAAGATGAAGACAACCATGATTTAGCTCTTGGATATATTGCTAACGCTATAGGCGTAGACGACAAAGCCGAAGCAGAAGCATTACGCCTTAAAGAAGCATGGATTGCCCACCCAGATCACACCATTCTTAAAGCATTGGTAATTGAACGAGCGATATTTTTCGTTCTTTTACCCTTCTTTAGATTTAATGGTGATGCTGGATTAAGAACAGTTAGCGCAGATATCTCTAGAGATGAACAAATACATGTAGCTACAAATAGTCTTGTTTGTGCAGAGCTTGGCTTAAAACCTAGTCAAAGCTTAGACAAATTAAGAAAAGCTACGATCAATTGGATCATGCAACCTCTTAAGAACGATCATCCCGATAGATATTTGAGCAAAAAATTTTGGCTCGATGCGAGTGATCGACTTATGTACGAAGGTAAAGCTCCAGAATTTAATGCCACCAAAGCTGCACGTATGCCAGCTTTCTTTGAACATGCAAACACAAATCTCCCTCAATACTCTTAAGCTTCACAACGAAAGATTAGATGAGCTTTTAAAAAGACTTGAGGAAAACTTTGGATGGAAACCTATTCATCCTAAAGAAGACGTACAGACAATTATGTACAGAGCTGGTCAAGCCAGCGTTATTGAATATATAAAATCCATTATGGATGAGGAAATTTAATGTGCTTATTTAGACAATCATCTCCACCACCTCCACCACCACTAGCTCCATCTCCACCACCACCTCCTGCACCTCCTGCACCTACTAAACCACCAACACCTATAGGTACTGAGATGGATCCACAGGTACGGAGACAAAAGAGTAAAAAAGATAAGAACCCTTATTCAAAAGGAACTAGATCTTTAAGAATTAATTTAGATCAAAACGTTAATACTGGATCTGATACTCCATCAGGAGGAATTAATCAGTGAAATCAGCACGTGAAAGATATGAGAAACTTAGCAGCGACAGGCATCAATTTTTAGATACTGCTGTTAATTGCTCAGAACTCACGTTACCTTATTTAATTGATGATGATCTATCTACAAGACAAACTCATAAAAAATTAACCACACCGTGGCAATCGGTGGGTGCAAAGTGTGTAGTCAGTTTAGCTTCAAAGCTAATGCTTGCCTTGCTTCCACCGCAAACCACCTTCTTCAAACTACAAGTTAGAGATGACAAAATAGGAGAAGAATTACCACCAGAAATTAGAAGTGAACTAGACCTTTCATTTTCCAAAATGGAAAGAATGATAATGGATATCATTGCTGCATCTAGTGATCGGGTTGTAGTGCATCAAGCACTTAAACATTTAATTGTTGGTGGTAATGCTCTCTTGTTTATGGGTAAAGATGGTTTAAAAAACTATCCTCTTAATAGATATGTTGTCAACAGAGATGGTAACGGAAATGTATTAGAAATAGTTACAAAAGAATTAATTAATAGAAAGGTATTAGGTATTGATTTACCTGAACCTGATCCACAAACAGTAGTAGATAATAACAAAAGCTCAGGATCTAACGATGTAGAGGTGTATACCCATGTCCGATTAGATAGTCAAAGTGGACGCTGGATCTGGCATCAAGAAGTAGACAATCAAATACTTCCTAATAGTCGTAGCACAGCACCAAAGAATGCTAGTCCGTGGTTGGTCCTACGTTTTAATACGGTAGATGGCGAAGATTATGGAAGAGGTAGAGTTGAAGAATTTCTTGGCGATCTTAAATCTTTAGAAGGTTTATCACAAGCTCTTGTTGAAGGAGCGAGTGCTGCTGCCAAAGTTATATTTCTTGTATCACCCTCTTCAACAACTAAACCAGCAACCATTGCACAAGCTGGTAATGGTGCAATTGTACAGGGAAGAGCAGAAGACGTACAGGTAGTACAAGTTGGAAAGACTGCTGATTTCTCAACAGCTGCAAACATGGCACAAGCCATAGAAAAAAGATTACTTGAAGCTTTCCTTGTTATGAACATAAGGAATGCTGAAAGAGTAACAGCTGAGGAGGTACGCCTTACTCAGTTAGAACTAGAACAACAGTTAGGTGGTCAATTTTCATTGCTCAGTGTTGAGTTCTTAGTACCTTATCTTAATAGAACTTTATTAGTTACACAGAGAAATAAAGAAATACCAAACATACCTAAAGATTTAGTTAGACCACAAATAGTAGCCGGAGTAAATGCTCTTGGTCGTGGTCAGGATAGAGAAAGCTTGACTGCATTTATAGGAACTATTGCACAGACATTAGGACCTGAAGCATTGATGCAATACATTAATCCAACTGAAGCTATCAAGAGATTGGCAGCTGCTCAGGGTATTGATGTTCTGAACTTAGTAAAAACTGAGCAACAGATACAAGAAGAAATGCAAGCAGCGCAAGCGCAACAAACACAACAATCGTTAGTTGACCAAGCTGGTCAGCTTGCAGGAACTCCACTTATGGACCCTGAAAAAAATCCTTCAGTAGCTGAAACAGTAACTGGAGAACCACCTGAACAACCTATGGAATAACATGGCTGAAACATTAACAGTGAATGATGCACCTGAAAATACTGGTGAACTTACGGCAGATGAAAAAGAATCTTTGCAAGTAGGAGAACAGTTAGCAAAAGAACAAGGTGAACTCTTAGCTGGTAAATATAAAAATGCTGAAGATTTAGAAAAAGCATATATAGAATTACAAAAAAAACTCGGTGAAGAATCAACAGAAGAAATTTCTGAAGAACCTAAAGAAGAACCTAAAGAAATTAGTGCATCAGCTGCTTTAATTACTGAAGCATCTAAGGAGTTTTACGAAAATAACAATTCATTATCTCCAGAAACTATAGAAAAGTTTTCCCAACTTGATAGTAAAGAATTAATTAATGCTTATTTAGAAGCTTATAAAAACCAACCACCAACAGAACAACAAAGTGAAAGAGAACTAGCAGCAAATGAGATAGATCAAATTCATAAGAGTGTAGGTGGTGCAGATGAATATCAAAAGTTAACAGAATGGGGATCTAAGAATTTAACTGAACAAGAAATACAAGGCTTTGACCAAGTGGTCTCCACTGGAGATCCCACTGTCATTAAACTAGCAGTCGCTGGTTTGAAAGCTAAGTATGACAACTCCAATGGATACGAGGGTCGAATGCTCACGGGCAAAAGCACATCTACTGCTGACGTATATAGAAGTCAAGCACAATTAGTTGCAGCCATGAGTGATCCTCGCTACGACTCGGACCCAGCTTATAGAGCTGATGTTGTAGCAAAACTTGAACGATCAGATTTAAATTTTTAATTATGCCTAAAGGTAAAGGTACATACGGAACCAAAAAAGGCAGACCGCCTAAAAAATGAAAACTAAAGATTTAGATACGCTACTTGAAAATGAGTATGCGTATGAACCACCCATACAATTATTACCAAAACAAAAACTTATGACACCCGAAGCAGAAAGATTTAATGGCTGGGCAGCAATGCTTGGCTTCGTAGCAGCACTTGGTGCCTACGTAACAACAGGACAAATTATCCCCGGTGTATTTTAATGGCTGCAATCTCACTACAAAGAGAAAGCACATCTAATTGGCAGAGGTTTTGCGAGTGGGTTACTAGCACAGAGAACCGCCTATACGTAGGTTGGTTTGGTGTGTTAATGATCCCTTGCTTACTTGCTGCAACTACTTGCTTTATACTCGCCTTCATCGCTGCCCCACCAGTAGACATCGACGGCATACGTGAACCAGTATCAGGTTCGTTGTTGTACGGAAACAACATTATTTCAGGAGCAGTCGTCCCCTCCTCTAACGCAATCGGACTACATTTTTATCCCATCTGGGAAGCCGGAACCTTGGACGAATGGTTATATAACGGCGGACCATATCAGCTCATTATCTTCCACTTCTTAATAGGAGTATTGGCTTATGCAGGAAGACAGTGGGAACTCTCTTACCGTTTAGGTATGAGACCTTGGATATTTGTTGCTTACACAGCACCAGTATCAGCAGCACTAGCAGTGTTTCTTGTCTACCCTTTTGGGCAGGGGAGTTTCAGTGATGGTATGCCTTTGGGTATCTCTGGTACTTTTAACTTTATGTTCGTATTCCAAGCCGAGCATAATATCCTCATGCACCCATTCCATATGGCTGGTGTTGCTGGGGTTTTCGGTGGAGCTCTTTTCGCTGCTATGCATGGAAGTCTGGTTACTTCCTCACTTATTAAGGAAACGACAGACGAGGTATCGCAGAACTATGGCTATAAATTTGGGCAAGATGAAGAGACATATAATATTGTCGCTGCACACGGGTACTTTGGGAGATTGATATTTCAATATGCTTCTTTCAATAATTCTCGTGCTCTACATTTCTTTCTTGGTACTTTCCCCGTGGTTGGCATATGGCTTACCTCCATGGGAATCTGCACTATGGCTTTCAACCTTAATGGTTTCAACTTTAACCAGTCAGTAGTTGATGTCAACGGAAAGGTAATCCCAACATGGGCTGATGTATTAAACAGAGCTAACCTCGGATTTGAAGTTATGCATGAGCGTAATGCTCACAACTTTCCTCTTGACTTAGCTGCAACTGAGTCACAACATATTGCACTATCAGCACCACAAATTGGTTGAAAAATTTTTGTTTATATTTAACTTTAATCACTAACTTATTTATATGCTCTGGCGTTATCCGCCATTGGAACAGTATGAAAACACAAGATCCAGAAATTCTAAAACTACAGAAACAGGTAGATAAATTACTAGAGGAATATAGACGAGAAGAAGTTCCTAAATACAAGGAACCAGAGGGAGAACCCTCATACTAGCCACGTCCGTTCATCCCTTCGGGGACGCATGACTCCTAAGCATGGAACGGGGCTTAGGTATATGGAGATGACACATGAAAGTTACTTTCGTATATCGTGGCGTTGCTTACACAAGAGTAGTCAAGTAGACCTTTGGGGAGGTGCGAATCCTCCCTACTCAATTTGGCTTTTTGCCCGTACGCGGATACCAATTAGCCGTCTAGACGGTGGGACAGACCACAAATCTCAATGAGTCTAAGTAAGACTCGCAACTTTTTACGTACGTAGAGGAACGAATATACCCTTAATTTTTAATAGATATAATGGCTAATGCTAATCAGGTCGGTATAGGTAGAATTAATCTATCAACCGGTTTAGGTTATGACGGAGTTGGCGATAAGTATGCAACCTACCTGAAATTATTCTCAGGTGAGATGTTTCGTGGCTTCCAACATAACACAATCGCTCGTGACTTAGTTACGAAGCGTACATTAAAGAACGGCAAATCATTGCAGTTCATTTATACAGGTCGCATGACCAGTTCTTATCACCAACCCGGAACACCTATTTTAGGTAATGCTGACAAGGCACCTCCAGTTGCTGAAAAGTCTATTGTTATGGACGACCTACTCATCAGTTCTGCATTCGTGTATGACCTAGATGAGACTCTTGCTCACTACGAATTGAGAGGAGAAATCTCTAAGAAGATCGGTTACGCTCTTGCTGAAAGTTATGACCGTAAGATCTTTAGAGCTCTAGCTAAAGGTGCTCGTCAAGCATCTCCAATCTCTGCTACTGGTTTCGTTGAACCCGGTGGAACTCAGGTTCAAGTTAGTGCTACAAATAGCCTTGCTCAAGCTACAGACGCTGGAAACTTAGTAGATGCTTTCTATGAAGCTGCTGCTGTTCTAGATGAAAAAGGTGTTAGTTCACAAGGTAGAGTAGCTGTTCTTAACCCAAGACAGTATTACAACTTAATCAATACTGTAAGTTCTGGAGTAATTACATCTGGTCTAATTAACAGAGATGTACAAGGTACAGCTTTACAATCTGGTTCAGGTGTTGTTGAGATAGCTGGTATCAAGATTTACAAATCTATGAACATACCTTTCTTAGGTAAGTTTGGTACTTCTGCAACTCCAACAAATGCTGGAGACTTCGTTGGACCAACTATTGGTTCTGAAGATATGTATGGTGTAACTGGTACTCAAGCTAACTATGCACAAAGTACAAATACTATTACTGTTACAAGTAATGCTCATGGACTTTCTGCTGGTTCTAAAGTAGACATCACATTCACTGGTGGATCTGCTGCTTCTTCAGGTACATACACAGTTGCAACAGCAGCAACAAACTCATTTACAGTTACTGCTGCCGTAAGTAGAACAACATCTACTGTATCTAATGGTGCTACATGGAGACGTTCTGGCATTAACAACAACTACGGTACATCTGAAATGTTCTCTGGAACATGCGGATTAATCTTCCAAAAAGAAGGAGCCGGTGTTGTTGAAGCAATAGGACCTCAAGTACAGACAACTAATGGAGACATCTCAGTGGTATACCAAGGGGACGTAATCTTAGGACGTCTAGCTATGGGAGCGGATTACTTAAATCCTGCTGCCTGTGTAGAATTGTATGTCGGCTCATCTGCGCCAGCTGCATTCTAAATTTATACATTTATACGGGACCTTCGGGTCCCTTTTTTTTTATGACAACTCCCACAACAATTGACACCGATACCGAACTATCCGCAGTGAACTCAATACTGGGAGCTATCGGTCAAAGTCCAATCACAGAATTAAATTTTACTAATCCAGAAATATCATTTATATACAACATACTGACTGAAGTTAACAAAGATGTGCAAAACGAGGGATGGATTTTTAACACTGAAAAACATTATCCAGTAGCACCAGATTCTGTAACTAGGCGTATAACTATTGCAGCTAATATTCTTAGCTATGATTTATCAGAAGGACAAATATATAGAACACAAGATTTAGTTAGAAGAGTACAAAACAACGTTACATATTTATATGACACTGTTAACCATACATATGAATTTGAAAACGCACTTGAATTAGATGTAATTTATCTTTTCCCATATACTGATTTACCTTCAGCTTTTAGAAGATACATAGTATCAAGAGCATCAGTAAGAGCTGCTACACAGCTAGTTAACAATCCTCAATTAGTTCAATTACTGCAACAACAAGAAGCTATGAATAGAGCTAGTTGTATGGAATATGAATGTAATCAGGGAGATCATTCATACTTTGGTTTTAGTCATAATCAAACCTATAAATCTTATCAACCTTTTAAAGCACTTCAACGCTGATGGCAAGTATCACACAAAAAATAAATACAGTTAATGGTGGTATATCCCAACAACCTGATGAATTAAAAGTTCCCGGTCAAGTTGTTAAAGCTACAAATGTATTGCCTGATGTAACTCATGGTTTACAAAAACGTCCGGGAAGTAAACTTATATCGTCCTTAAGTAATGGGACAAACAATTCTTATACAACTGGCAAATGGTTTAGTTATTACAGAGATGAAAATGAACAATATATAGGACAAGTAATTAGACGTAATGGTCATGCTGATGACGGCAAGATCAGAATGTGGAGATGTTCAACATTTCAAGCTAAAGATTCTAATGGTGTTCTCCAAACTTATCCAGCTGGAGGGGAGATAAATGTTGTTGGTGACACAACTGCAATCACTTCATATCTACAACACAGTGATGACGATGACATACAGACACTAACTCTTAATGACTTTACCTTTATAAACAACAGAACTAAGCCAACTGCAATGGCTTCAACTATTGAACCAATACAACAGAAACAAGCATTTGTAGAATTAAAACAAGTTAAATATGCTAGTCAATATCAATTAGACATTTTTAACAGTACAGCAACTAATAGTCTTATTGAAACAAGTACAGCAACTAAATTAAATGTAACCTATAACCTTGGAACAGCAGCCACACATGTTCAAACAGCTGGTACTTGCGACAGTGTAGGTACTGAGTTATTTACTTTTAACAACGATGGCACTGTTGGTCAAACTGGTAATCAATTCAAATCACATGTAGATGCATCTGGTAATGCAGTAAATGGTAGAGGTAAAAATTTATATTTTAGAATAACTAGTACTGGACAACCAACGACAACTGGAGGAGCAACACCAACATATGTTTGTCGCTACCAAGTAAAAATAGATCTTTTATATGGAGGTGAAGGGTTTAAAACAGGCGATAAGATAGTTGTCGAAATGAGAAATGCAGCACATACTACTTCTCAATACACAGTAGAAATTGAAGAAGCAAGTAGTAGTTTTGTAGCAGCTAACTTATCTTTAGTTAGACCTTCTCCTACACCATTTGATGGTGAAACTGCTATCACAGCTGATGGTATTTTAGCAGCCTTAAGATCTGAAATATTAGATCCAACAAATTCTGCTGTAGACCCTGCAACTACAACAGCAAATTATAGTCAATCAGAAAATACAGCAACCATTACCATGAATACAACTCATGGTTTCCAAACTGGTGACACAGTAAATTTAACTTTTACTCCAACTAAAAGTGATGCTTTTAATAAAATGTTTAATGGAACTTATACAGTTACAGTACCAACAGGAAATGTAAATCAATTTACAGTAGATAGAACTGAAAACACAAATAATGGAATTGCTAATGGATATACTGATACTGGTACAGTTACAATTCCAACGACTGGGACAGGTTTTGTTGTTGAACAAATAGGTAATGGTTTATGGATAAAAAGATTTGACGGTGCTTTTAATGTAAATACTGGAGTGTCTGAGTTATTAAATGTACTAACAAATGAAGTGCAAGATGTAGCTGACCTACCTAAACAATGTAAGAATGGTTATATAGTAAAGATTAGAAATAGTGCTAATGATGAAGATGATTATTATGTAAAATTCATTGCTAATAATGGTTTGAGTGGAGAAGGTGTTTGGGAAGAATGTGCAAAACCCGGCAGAAAGATTGAAATTGATAAATCTACTATGCCTATCCAACTTGTACGGACAAGTCCAACACAATTTACATTGTCTCAAGTTGATTATGATAATTGTCAAGTAGGTGATGAAAATACTGCACCTGAACCAAGTTTTATATCATCAACTGGTAATACCAGATATATCAATAAAATGGTTTTCTTTAGGAATCGTTTGGTATTTCTAAGTGATGAAAACGTAATCATGTCAAGACCGGGCGACTTTTTTAATTTCTTTCCTAAGTCTGCAATAGCTGCGTCTGCTGAAGATCCTATTGATTTATCTTGTAGTTCTGAATATCCAGCTATTGTTTACGATGGTATTCAAGTTAATACAGGTTTAGTTTTATTTACTAAAAATCAACAGTTTATGTTGACTACAGATAGTGATGTTTTAAGTCCTTTAACAGCAAAAATAAATTCTTTATCTACTTATAATTTTAATGAAAAAACTAACCCAGTTTCTCTTGGGACTACTATTGCATTTTTAGATAACGCTGGTAAATTTACTAGAATGTTTGAAATGGCTAGTGTTCTTAGAGAAGGTGAGCCAGTAATACTTGAACAAAGTAAAGTTATTTCAAAACTATTTCCAAAAGATATAAATTTAATAGCTAATAGTCGAGAAAATTCCTTTATAGCATTTGCTGCAAAAGGTGGTACTACTCTATATGGCTATAAATATTTTACTTCTGGTGAACAAAGGTTATTACAATCTTGGATTACATGGGAACTATCAGGGGAGATTCAATATCTATGTATGTTAGATGATTCAATCTATGCAGTTGTACGAAATGGTACTACTGATGTAATGCAAAGATTTAATTTGAAACTGACTGATGATTCAACTGAAAGTATTACACATACTGATAAAACTTATAAAGTTTATTTAGATAACATATCTGAAATTGCAATATCTACAGGTACTTATAATGCTTCAACAAATATCACATCTTTTCCTAAGCCAAATGGTTATACAGGCAGTAAACAATTAGCTGTTTATGACATAGATCAAGATGATGATCTTGGTGTTTATGTATCTAAACGATCTGATGGGACAAGTGCAGTTAGTATTCTTCCCGATAATAAATTACATGTTGACGGCGATTGGTCTGGTCATATAAAAACTATTAATATAACTAATCAAGGTACTGGATATACTATAGCTCCAGTAATAAATTTTACTGGCGGAAATGGTAGTGGTGCTATAGCTACTGCTAACATTGCAGATGGAAAAGTAACAAGCATTACTATTAATAATGATGGTTATAATTACACAGCTGTTCCAACAATATCTATAGGGACTCCGTGGCAAGCCAATCAAGCATATCTAGTAGGTCAACAAGTAACTAATAATGGTCAAGTATATACATGTAGCACAGCTGGAACTTCTGCTTCCTCTGGTGGACCAAATGGATCAGGTACTAACATTGCAGATAATACAGTTAGATGGAATCATGCTGGAGTTCAAGCTACTGCTACAGCAACTCTTGATGATACTAAATTCCTACTTGGTTATCTTTATGATATGGAAGTAGAATTTCCTAAGTTTTTCTACACCAAACAATCTGGTACTAAATATGTAACTGACGTACAAAGTAATTTAATCATACATAGAATTAAACTTAATTTTGGACCATTAGGACTATATGAAACCACGTTAAAACGTATCGGTAAGAATGATTATGTTGAGACATTTGAATCACGTTATGCTGACCAATATGCTGCTAATACTTTAGTTATAGATCCTGAGCAAGAAGTTACCTTACCTATATACGAGAGAAATACAAATTACACATTAACACTTAAATCAAGTCACCCCTCACCAGCCACACTTTATTCATTGGCATGGGAAGGAGACTATTCATCCAAACTATATAAACGTGTCTAAATATATTCACCCTGCAACCTTAGAAGCTGCAATTGCTGTAGCTTCTAACTTGCTACCAGAAGACCGTATGGAAGTCGTAGAGGGTCATGGACATGATCCTGAAACTGCATTAATCATTGGAGCAAATTCCTGTGATTCAGTGTACTTTAAAGTTCCAAATGGTGACATAGCAGGTATGGCTGGAGTACATAATAATGGACAGATCTGGATGCTCTGTACACCCGCCATCCTTAAGTATCCTCATACGTTTGCTAGAGAAGCAAAACGTTATGTAGAAAGTAGACAAGAAGAGTTGCTGTGGAACATTGTTGATAAAAGAAACAGAGTCCATTTAAAGCTACTTAAATTCCTAGGGTTCAAATTTTTAAGGGAATTAAAACACGGACCTAATAATTTATCCTTTATAGAATTTTGCCGTGTGCGAACCAACAGCTATTGTAGCGGGCGTTAGCGGTGGACTTAATGCAATTGGACAAGCCCAAGGTATATCTGCACAAAATGCAGCTAATCGTAGAAATTGGGAATATCAAATGGAAACCAGAAAAAGAAACTGGTATCAAACATTATCCATTTGGGGAGCCAAAAAAAATAAGTACTACCAAGACTTAAATGAGAATGATTTAGCTGCACAGCGTGGTTATAGCCAAGCTCAGGTAGGTCTAAACAAAGCTTTCGCAAAAGCTATACAAGACAATGAAACATCACTAAAAAAATATTTACAATCAAGTGGTAAATTATCTGCTGCGGGCAGAACTGGTAGATCAATTGATCGTATAAATATTTTAGATATTGGTGAATTAGAGAGACAGGCTGGTAGAAGACAGTATGCTTTAACCCAGTCAAAAGAAGCATATAAAGCAAATATAGAAAACATACAGAGACAGCAGAAGAGTGCAAGAAATCAACTATTTAGTAATGTTGCTTTTGCACCTGTTCCTGATGTAGCACCGCCACCTCCAGTACAAAGAAGTGCAGGAGCTGCATTATTTATGGGATTAGCTGGAGCTGGATTAGATGCATTTGGTGCATATAAAGCTGCTCAA